ACCACCAAAGTAGACGGGGAAGAGAAAGATGTGCTGTGGAATGATGTTCTTACCCAGTATCAGAAAAACTCTTCTGCTGACAAAAGACTTCAAGAGGCCTCAGACCGCCAACGAGAGTTGGAAGAGTACGAGACCAAATTAAACGCTTACAGGTCTCATCTGGAGACCCAAGCGCGCCAGCCATCTTCGGACGCTGGTGAAGAAGAAACATCGCCATCTTCGGACGCGACTGACGCTCTATACGAGCAATACCACGATGCCCTCTTTCAAGGCGATGAAACTAAAGCCAGCGGTTTGCTTAAAAAGATTCGTGTCGCAGATAGACCATCCACCCCTGAGATAGATGTTAATAGCATCGTCGAAAGGACGAAGGCCGAAATGCGGGAAGAGGAGAAACAGGCCAGAGAACGCGGGTACGAGACCCGTCGCAAAGATGCCGTGCAGATGTTCCATAATGAATATCCCGACATCTCAGGCGACCCCTCATTACTTGCTGTCGCTGACCGACGTTCTGCTGAACTTTATTCTGAGAATCCTACTCGTGATCCGTGGGACATTATGCAAGAGTGCGCTGAATATTCACGCACTTGGATTAATTCCTATGTTGAGAAAAGGAGCGGAGGACCAGTGGAAGAACTGCGTACACAGCGCAAGCAGAACTTGGATGAAGTTGTGCCTAGAAACGTCAAAGCCCATATAGGGGATGACGAGAAAGAGCCAACCTATTCCGACATCATAGCGGAGATGAAACAAGACAGGGGACAACCTGTCTAGTAATTTGTTACTTCATCTCTAAATTTCACTACTGTCTAAGGAGATATTGCAATGGCAGGTCAGGTATGGGGAACGTCTAGCCTTGGTGGCTATATGTATTCTCTAAATTTGTCCAAGGAATTGCGTTTGGCCCTACGACCAATTGTGAAATTTCGTCAGTTCGCGGACGTTAAAGATGCGGCACACCAAGGCCTGAACAAGGGCGATACGTTTCATTGGAACGTATATTCCACTGTTTCTGGTGCAGGTGCGGCGCTTACTGAAAACACTGCGATTCCTGAGAAAAATTTCACGATAACTCAAGGGACGATGACAATTACCGAATATGGTAATTCAATTCCTTTCACCTCCAAGCTGGATGATCTTTCAGAACATCCTGTCAAGGAGATAATTCACAAAGTCTTAAAAGTTGATACCGCTGAAGTATTGGACGGTTTGGTCGCAGACCAGATCGATACAACGCCTCTGCGTGTAGTTCCGGCTGGCCCGACAGCAGACGCCACTACAACCGATGCGGTTGTGTTGACGACTAATGGTACGGCTACGTCTACGAACGGTGTTGCGCTTGGTAAAGATCACATCAAAGCAATAGTTGATGTTATGAAAGAGCGCAATATACCAGCTTTTGAGAGAGACGATTATTTCTGTCTCGCATGGCCCACAACTTTTCGCACACTCAAGAACAACTTGGAGTCGATCAATCAGTATGTCGAGTCTGGGTTCCAGTTGATCCGTAATGGTGAAACTGGTCGTTACGAGGGTGTCCGCTTCGTAGAGCAGACGTATCGCGCTAAGGGCGGTGGAGCGACTGGTATGGGTACTGCTGCGAGTACATGGACTAAAGCTAAGTCCGATTGGGCTATATTTTTTGGTTCAGATACTGTTGCAGAAGCAGTCGCAATCCCTGAAGAGATTCGGGGCAAAATCCCGTCCGATTACGGTCGCGCACGGGGTATCGCATGGTACTACCTTGGTGGTGCCGGTTTAGTTCACCCAGTCGCCGCACAGGCCCGCGTGGTCATGTGGGACAGCGCAGCTTAGAGGAGATTAAGTTATGGCACAGTCAACTCAAGGTGTAGGTGTCAAGTCTGGTCTTTCTGATCAACAGAAGATCACGGCTTCGATGAAGGAACTTGGTCTTGCTTCCAAAGGTGTTGCTCAAAAGCCAGAAGGTGTTGGCACGGCATCTAAAGCCCCTATGGGGACTACTTTGGATTACAGTCCCAAGGGATAAACCACAAACAAGGAACGGGGGGCTTCGGCCCCCTTTTTCTTTGGACAAAGAATATGGCAAATAGAAATTTAGTACAAACGCCTCTTCCCAAAATGAAAGAGGTTGACACTTGGAAAAACGTTCCAGACATTGATAAGTCTGACATTGCGTTTCGCTCTGGGGACATAGGAACTTCATCTGATGTATATGAGTATGACCCCAAGCCATTGGCGGCATATCATGTCGAAGGTAATGAGTGGGAGACGGGTGTTGTTGCCCCGAGAGACATTCATTTGCCTGAGTATATGGAGTGGAGTTGGCCCATTAACCCGTACCCGCTTCGTTTCGGAAGATAAATTATGGCTAATCACGATGATGATATGGGGCATGATGAAGACATCGATACTGGTGATGATTCTGCTGAAGCCTATGAAGGTGATGCAATGCGTGCATACGAGGCTGAGTATGGGGATCGTGATGACAAAGATAACGGAGATGATAAAGAAGATACTACGACAACAGCTCACACCAAAGATACTACAGTAGACCAATCTTTAAGCAACTACGATAACTATAAGGCATCCAATCTCTCTTTTGACCGCATACACACAGCTAGGAGAGATGCCAACAGTGCTATAGGTGAATATATCACAAGGGTTGCTGGTTACCGTCAGGATAAAGCTGCGCGTGGTGTTTCCACAAGAGGGACTGACATAAGAAGCATAGAAGAATTAGGAACTATTAATAGGTCTAATACTCTTTCTTTTGAAGATCATATTAAGGAAGGAGCGCAAGGCTGGGCAAGTCCTCAAGATCGCGCCGTGGCGAGAAGAACAGATTGGGAATCTCCTTCATTAGTCGATGAGTGGGGGATGTCTCAGCTTCACTCTAGTTCCAGTAGGAGAGCGCTCACTGATGCGGATTTAACTCAGTTGACCCGGCAGGCACAGGACGCTCAAATTGTAGCTAGTGGCACTACACCTGTTGTTAATGCACAGGCATTAAATATTACTAGGGTGGGAGAAGACGCCGTTAGGAATCGCGCAAGGCAATGGGAATCAAATGAGTTTGCTCGCGTAGAAGAAAACCGGCTTGCAGAACTTGAATCAGAGCAAGCTAAACTTGCTCAAGCTGGGAATCTTATTAAACAGGCCGATGCAGTAATAGCAAGTCCAGGCACCACCACAGCGGAAAAGAGCGCGGCGATCTCAGATAAGAACAGGTTGATGATGAACCAACGGCGCATGAGAGCGCGTCAAGAATACAACGCTGTTACAGACCCAACCGCAAGCGTATACAGCAAAGATGTACACACAAGAGTGGGGTTTGACAAACTTAATGCCTATATTGCCTCAGTCGCTGAGAGACAATTTTTCAATACTAGGTGGAATTACACCAAGCATGACCCAGCGACCACAATGAAAGTCCAAAAAGCGATAGAGCGATATGAAGATATATATGGCTCTTGGCTTAACGACATGGGCAAGAGAAACTCTAAAGCAATAAACGCTAAAGGGTTTGATATGTCGAAAGGCAAGGGAATTATGGGTATAAACATCATACAGGGCATATTTAACAAGTTTAACTTGTCATATCACGCCACCAACACGGAGAAGATGCTCAGAGCGCTAAGGGTTAAATGGGAATTAGATGAGCCTGACACTGGTGATGGCCCCAATATTGTTGATCTCAAGCGAAGATGCAACGAGAAGTCTGGCTGGGAGTGGGATGAGGAAACAGATACTTGTGTCGAGATGTCCGGCGATTTTAATAAAGATTATAGGAAATATCTTCCATAGTGAAGATAACGCATATTCCCCCTAAAAATTGGCAAGGACTTACAGACAAGGAGTTTGGTGGAAGGAGAGAAAATTCTGTTCTCGTGATCCGTTACGGTGGTTACGGAGATGCGGCCCAGTCTAGTTCTCTATACCCATTACTCAAAGAGAAGTGGGATAAGGTCTGCGTTAACGTAAATGAAACGGGATTAAAGATACTTAAAAGCGATCCCAATGTAGATGAACTTATCTACCAGAAAGAAGATCAAATACCAAACGATGAGTTAAGCCCTTACTGGGATAGGCTGGGTAGTTTTTTTGATAAGGTGTATAACCTCAGCGGCGTTATTGAGGGTAACCTTCTCTGTATTGAACGGATTAACGAGATATTTTCCGCGCCACACGAAGAGCGCCATCAGAAGTTAAATAAGAATTATTCTGAGGCCATCCACGACGCGCTAGAGTTGCCGCATAAATTCAACTCGCATTTCTATGCGATTGGTTCTGAGCGTAAGTGGGTAATGAAACAGCGTCGGAAGATGCATATACGAGATCATAATTTCGTAGTCGTTATCGGACTATCTGGTTCGTCAGTTCATAAGGCTTACCCGCATATGGACTCAGTCATTTCTGGACTTTTAATCAACTATCCAAAGGCAAGGATTGTGATGACCGGAGATGGGCTTTGCGAAATCCTTGAATTAGGGTGGGAGAAAGAACATCGCGTCCATAGATGCAGTGGGAAATGGTCGATTAGACAAACCATAGCGTTTGCCCAACAGGCCGATATGGTAATTGGCCCAGAAACGGGCTTACTCAATGCCGTTAGTATGGATAACGTTCCAAAGGTTTGTTTATTGAGCCACTCATCTAAGGAAAATCTTACGAAACATTGGGTAAATACTTCTACCATTGAACCAGTAAATATCCATTGTTTCCCTTGCCACAAATTACATCTTAGTGGATTCAGAACCTGTAATAGAGATGAAGAAACTGGCGCGGCTATATGCGCGGCCAGTATTGAACCCCACACTGTGTTCAACGCAGTCGTAGATCACAAATTAGAACTTAGGAAGTCTGCATGACATTTTTAGAACTTTGCCAAGCCGTTCGACAAGAAGTAGGCGTCTCTGGTACAGGCCCAACAACCGTCTTGAGCCAAGCAGGACAATTGAAGGTTATTGTAGACTTTGTTGCGGCGTCTGATTTTGAGGTTCAGATACTATGGGAAGATTGGGATTTCCTGTGGGCGCAATACAGTTCTACTTTAGCCACCGGCACAAAAGAACCTGTTCTACAAAAGCCCACAGATTTAGGAACGTGGGATACGAGATCGTTCTATCTAGATTACACATCGGATGACTCGACCCATTTAACACCTTTCTCTTATGTTGACTGGCGAACAGATTTTAGACAGGGGACTCAAACCAATACAACTCCTTCTTACGCTGTTGTTCAACCCGACCAAAATATATTTGTTGATCCGCCACCTGATGGCGCTTTTACCATTACAGCGGATTACTGGAAAACTCCAACATTGATGGCGGCAAATGCCACAGTGTCTCCAATACCTGTGCAATACCATAGAATAATTGTTGCGAGGGCGAAAACTATGTGGGCAGAAAGAGAAGAAGCCCCGGATATATTAATCTCAGCTTCCGCTGAATACGCAGATATTCTAGACAAATTAGAGTCATCGCAATTACCAGCCCAAAAGGCGAGGCGATTATCTTCCAATGATCAGGAATTAGTTATCCGACCCGTATGACTAGCATATATAGCAGCATTATAAGCAGGTCTCGAATATCCGGCTCTTCAGTGCTTGCGAGATATTTCCCCTTTGAGGGGGGAGAAATACTAAGTGACCCAGCGCTATCCCAATCACCCGGGAGTTTACTTTATGGCAAGAACTATGAGGTATATCCAGAAGGTGGATACAGAAGAATAGATGGTTATGAGCGTTTCGATGGAAGGACTAAACCATCAGAAAGTCTTTATTGGATACTTGAGTTCAACGCTGGCACTACGGCCACAGTAGATACAAACGTAATTACAGGTGCTACCTCTAGCGCTACAGCGGAACTTATTGCTGATGCCGTATTAGAGAGCGGCTCTTATGCTGGTAATGATGCTGTGGGTTACATGGCTGTGGCTTTGTTAACAGGGACTTTCGCAGTAGGTGAGAATATTCAAGTTAGCGCATCTACTGTTGCAGTCGTTAAATCTGTAGCTAACGTTTTAGGAGCAACCACTGATGCCCTCGATACAACCTACACAAGAGCGGGAATAGAAAGAGCGAGGAGTAAGATAGGCACAGTAACTGGCTCTGGAGCGATACGCGGAGTGTGGACGTATGGTGGAAGCACTTACTGCTTTAGGAATAATGCTGGTGGATCAGAATGCAAGATGTATAAGTCATCCACATCTGGCTGGACTGCTGTTGATCTTGGGAAGTATCTAAAATTTAACAATGGGGTTGCCACAGTCGCAGAGGGAGACACCATTACAGGAACAATTTCTGGCGCTACTGGTGTTGTACGAAGAGAGTCTATAAAAACTGGGACATTTGGCAGTTCTGATGCTGAGGGTCTTTATGTTCTTACAGGGGTATCTGGGACATTTCAAATCGGTGACGCATTGCAGGTTTCCGGCTCCCCAAGGTCTGATGCTACTTCTGCCTTAATTACTGTAGCTTTATCCCCTAGCGGAAAGTATGTATTTGTTAACTACAACTTCGGTGGTAGTACAGCTACCCACAGAATGTATTGGGTTGATGGCATAAACAGTGCATTTGAATTTGATGGCACTTATACAGTTCCAATATTAACAGGGATGACGCTTGATACGCCAAAGCATATAGCGGCCCATAAGAAACATTTATTTCTTTCATTCCAGAAAGGCTCTTTACAACACTCTTCAATAGGTGATCCTTATGGTTGGAGCGTTGTTACTGGAGCGTCTGAAATAGGGACTGGGGACGAAATCACTGGATTACAAGTGATGATCGGAGATGCTTTAGCTATCTTCAACAGGAATAGGATTTACATCCTATATGGGACAAGTTCATCCGACTGGAACCTGAAAAACTTTTCCGCCAGTTCTGGAGCGGCAGAATATACGATTCAGAATGTTACAGATACCATGTTCTTGGATGATCGTGGAGTCACTCATATGCAAGCGGTAAACGCTTATGGCGACTTCTTGATGAACTCTATAAGCAGAAAGATTAAGCCGATTATAGATGCCAAGAAAGGATTGTCTATAAATTCTGTAGGTGTGAAAAGTAAAGGCCAGTACAGATTATTCTTTAATGACGGTACTGGTATTTACGCAACATTCGCTGGGAACAAATTAGCTGGTTTTCTCAGGGTCGATCTTGGGAAAGTGGTGTACGCAATATGTTCAGCAGAAGATGCTCTCGGCGATGAGGTTTTATTTTTCGGATCAGATGATGGGTATGTGTATCAACTTGATAAAGGAACATCATTTGATGGCGGAGAAATAGAAGCCATTCTCAGGTTCTCTTATTACCATTACGATACACCCACTAGAGACAAGAGGTTTAGGAAGATTCAATTTGAAATGTCTGCTAATTCGGATGTGGAAATTAAGTTTCAACCTGATTTTTCGTATGCTGACCCAGATGTCCCAGAAGCTAGAACTAGAGATTTATCTATTGACGGTAGTGGTGGTTACTGGAATATAGCTTATTGGAATGACTTTAATTGGTCAGGACAGATCATATCAACGGCGGAAGATAACTTAGATGGGATTGGCACAAACATGGGTCTCTTAATACTTTCTGAAGCTACTTACGAGCAACCGCACACATTGCAAGGCGCTACGGTGCATTACTCGCCACGGAGGATACGTCGCTAATGGCGAATGATTATTATACAAGACAAGGCTCTTATACAAAGGGTACTCTAGCAAGAGGGGACGTTGTTAAGTCTGATTTCGATGCATTGGTAACTGCATTTGATTTAGCCCAGACCAACATCAACCGGGCAATAAAACTCCCCAATGAAGGTAGTCCTCAAACTGACTTTGAATTTACAGAAAATGCCGCGAGTCGAGCCGGAAAGGTTATTGGTTTTGACAGTCTTGGCGTGCTTGAGTTGCAGACAGGCGTTGGTGACTGGGAAGGAACATGGGCTACCTCTACAGCTTACACATTGCGCGATGTTGTAGTTGATGGGGCCGCTGGCGCTAATACAGAAAACATCTATATATGCATCGTCGCAAACACCTCTGGCACATGGTCTACTGATCTAGCCGCCGCTAAGTGGGAGTTGATGGTAGATGTCGAGGAAGCGCGGAACTGGGCTAAGAAGACAGATGGTATTGTTGACTCAACTGATTACTCATCGAAAGCCTACGCGATTGGCGGTACTGGTGTAACAACTACATCAGGGAAAGGGGCATCTAAAGAGTGGGCCGTAGCATCTGGCCTTGTTGATACAGCATCCTATTCGAGTAAAGAATATGCACAAGGCACGGCGGCTAGTACGGGTGGTTCCGCAAAGGACTATGCCCAAAAGACTGACGGTGGGGTCAGCGGAGCAACTTCTACTCACTCTTCCAAAGCATGGGCCGTGGGTGGTACAGGCGTCACCACAACAGCCAGTGCTGGTGCGGCTAAAGAGTGGGCAACCGGCGTCCTCGTTGATACGTCTGAATATAGTTCAAAAGAATATGCCGTAGGAACAACTGTAGCGGCTGGGTCGTCTAAAGACTGGGCAATGCAGGCAAGTGGTACGGTCGATGGAACTTCCTACTCCGCAAAATATAGTGCCGATGCTTCTGCAACAAGCGCGACCGCATCTGCGTCGAGCGCAACTTCTTCGGCGTCAAGTGCGACAGCGGGCGCATCAAGCGCGACTGCCGCCGCAAGTTCGGCCACTGGTGCCGCAAGTTCTGCCACAGCCGCCGCCGCGAGTTATGATGCATTTGATGACCGTTATTTAGGTAGCAAGAGTTCCGATCC